CCCACCCTCTAATCAAGACGGATCTGAGAACTTCGCTAGTAGTGGGTTTTTTGGTAGTTATAACTTAGATATTGAGGGTCTCTACAAAAATGAGACCGATCTCATCAGAAGATATAGACAGATGGCACTCTATCCAGAGTGTGATAGTGCGATTGAAGATATTGTAAACGAAGCAATTGTATCTGATACAAACGATTCACCTGTAAAGATTGAACTGTCCAATCTGAATGCCAGTGACAAAATCAAAAAGATTGTAAGAGAAGAGTTTAATTATATTCTCGAACTTCTTGACTTTGATAAGAAGGCACATGAGATTTTCCGTAACTGGTATATTGACGGAAGACTCTACTATAACAAGGTCATCGACCAAAAGAATCCTCAAGAAGGTATTCAAGAACTCAGATATATTGACGCATCTAAGATTAGATATGTCCGTAAGTTAAAGAAACAGGGTAAAGATAGTCTTCAACAGGCAAGAGATGACTTTGGTGCATCAAACAATCTTGCATTTAACTTCCCAGAGGTAGAAGAGTTCTTCATGTACACACCAGACATGGGAACATCCCGTGCTGGTTATGGTGGGAATCCACAAAAGGGTATCAAGATGACCCGTGATTCTGTCACCTATTGTACTTCTGGTTTGGTAGATAGAAACAAAGGACTCACATTGTCCTGGATGCATAAGGCAATCAAACCACTCAATCAGTTGATGATGATTGAGGATTCCTTGGTTATCTACAGATTGTCAAGAGCACCAGAACGTAGAATCTTCTACATTGACGTTGGTAATCTTCCTAAGGTAAAGGCAGAACAATACCTTCGTGATGTCATGATGCGTTATAGAAACAAGATGGTCTATGACGCAAACACTGGTGAGATGCGTGATGACAAGAAGTTTATGTCCATGATGGAAGACTTCTGGCTTCCTAGAAGAGAAGGTGGTCGTGGTACTGAAATTACTACACTTCCTGGTGGTCAAAACCTTGGTGAAATTACTGATATCAACTACTTCCAAAGAAAACTCTACAGAGCTCTGAATGTTCCTGAGACCAGAATCGAAGGTGACACTGGTTTTTCAATGGGTCGCTCTTCTGAAATCTTGAGAGATGAAATCAAGTTCTCCAAGTTTGTTGGTAGAATGAGAAAGAGATTCTCAGCAATGTTCAGTGACATGTTGAGAACACAATTGATTCTGAAGAATATTGTCACTCCTGAAGATTGGGAGTATATGGCAGATCATATTCAGTATGACTTCCTGTATGACAATCATTTTGCAGAACTCAAGAATGCAGAACTCACTACTGAGAGATTGAACCTTGCTGCTCTTGCAGAACCTTATGTTGGTAAGTATTACTCACAGGATTATGTAAGAAGAAATATTCTCCGTCAGACTGATGAAGAGATTATTGAACAGGATGAACTGATTGAAAAGGAAATTGAAAACGGTGTAATTCCAGATCCTAATGCTATGGTTGATCCAATGACAGGTATGCCACCTGCACCCGATATGCCTCCTGCAGGAGATGTATCAATTGACCCAATGCAGGCACCAACTTCACCTAAAGATCCAGAGGCTCCTGGTGCAACCAAGAATCCTCCTGGTGGTGAAATCTAAATACAAATTGTAGATACATTATTTTTATGGACGAACTTATGGATATGCTCGTCAGTCCCGACGAGTCTTCATCACAAATCAGTGATAAAATCAAGGATATCCTTTTTGCTAAAAGTGCAGAAAAGATTGAAGCAAACCGTCCCAACGTAGCAGCATCTATCTTTGATGCACCTGAAGTTGAGGCAGAAGAAGAGATCGAAACTGAAGCTTCTTATGATGAAGCTGAAGAAGAGACCGAAGAATAATAAATAAGTATTATAGAACTATTGAAACATAATGTCAGCTTCTAGACCCGTAGGGATCAATACTACATTAACCACTGGCACTGGTTCTACTCAATCTAGCGCAATGCAACAGCAATGCGATTCATTAAGGATTGTAGCAGAAACTGCCGGTGTTTATGTGACGTATGGTGGAAACCCTACTGCAACCAATGAGCATTTCTACGTACCTACTTTCGATACGGCAGAAATTTCTCTTGGTCCTGTATCCGCACAGAAAGTTGTTGGTATCACAACTGGTACTACAACTACTATTGATTTCCCACAGGGAACTGGAAGCCCATTTGATGTAGGTGACATGGTTACACTTACAGTCTCAGGTCAGTCTAACTTTGACTTTGAGCATCAAGAAGTTACTGCTGTCAACAATACTTCTGGTGTTGGTGGTTATTTCAGCACAAGAATTACTGTTAACTATAACTCTAGTTCTGTTACCGATGTATTTACATCACCTGACGCAACATTGAGAAAGTCTTTCAAAGTTGCAGTCAAGACAGAATCTGGAACAGGTAAGGCCTTTATCCAACAAGTACAAAGATCCTGAGAACAATGAAACTAATCAGAGAAGAAATCGAGTCAGTTGATTTTATCGTCGAAGAGAAGGGCGGTAAGAAACATATGTACATTGAGGGTATCTTCCTTCAGGGTAACATCTGTAATCGTAATGGCAGAATGTATCAAATGGAAGGCCTGAGAAAGGAAGTCCAAAGATACACAGAAAACCATATTAATTCTGGGAGGGCTCTTGGAGAACTCGGACACCCAGACGGCCCGACTGTTAATCTTGATCGCGTCAGTCACAAAATTATTTCACTCAAAGAAGACGGAAATAATTTCATTGGTAAAGCAAAAATCTTATCAACACCAATGGGTAACATTGCGAAGTCACTCATCGGAGAAGGAGTTAAATTGGGTGTTTCTAGTAGAGGTATTGGGTCACTCAAGCAAACCAGAGAAGGTGTAAACATTGTTGGTGACGACTTCATGTTAGCAACTGCTGCTGATATCGTTGCTGATCCTTCTGCACCAGATGCTTTCGTTGAAGGTATTATGGAAGGAAAAGAGTGGGTTTGGGATGGTGGCATCCTCAGAGAACAGGCCGCCAAGAAAACCTACAAGCAGATCAACACTCTTGTAACTCAAGGTCAACTTGATGAGAAGAAACTTGATCTGTTCAATAACTTTTTGAACAATCTTTGATAAGTTATTGAAATATACAATTTATAAATAAATATAGATTAAAAAAGGTTAATCGGAGTAACTTCAAATGTCTCGTGGAGATTTACAAGAAATGGAGCAATCTAAAACTGCTGTGAACGCGAACGCAAAACCTGCAGAGCCTATGCAGCAACTTTCAAACGCCGGCGAAGGTGCACCTTCTGTCGAAGATCTGGGTGGTCCTACCCCCGAAAACTACAGACCTGATGACGAGTCAGCTAAGCTCAAAGAGCCTAAGGGACTTGCAGCAGTTAAGAACGTAGTTAACAAGGGTGCTAAGGCAGCTGATCCAATGCAGAAAATGGCTAAAGAAGAAGTCGAATCCCAAGAGGAAGAAGTCCTCGAAGAGGAAGAGATTGTAGAAGAAGAAGCTCTGGAAGACGGTGTTGACATCGAAGAAGATGTTAATGCTCTCCTCGGTGGTGAAGATCTCTCTGAAGAATTCAAAGAGAAAGCACGTGTCGTTTTCGAAGCCGCATTAACCTCTAAAGTCAAAGAAATCCAGGAAACTCTGGAAGTCCAGTACGAAGAAAAACTGGATGAGGAGAGAGAAGCCCTCAAGGAATCTCTCACCGAGAGAGTTGACGCTTATCTTGAGTATGTCTGCGAAGAGTGGATGTCCGAGAATGCGTTGGCTATCGAACATGGTCTCAAGACTGAAATGACCGAATCCTTCCTGTCTGGCATGAAGGGTCTTTTTGAAGAACATTATGTAACAATCCCTGAAGAGAAATATGATGTACTTGAGAGCATGGTAGAAAAACTTGATGATATGGAGACTAAACTCAATGAGCAGATTGAGAAGAACATTGGTCTGAACAGAAGACTCGCTGAGTCCACTGCTGACACCGTTCTTTCAATCGTCTCTGAAGGTCTTGCTGAGACCCAGAAAGAGAAGCTCGCTTCACTTGCTGAAAGTGTAGAGTTTGAAAGTGAAGAAGAATATCGTGAAAAGCTGGAGACCCTGAAGGAGTCATACTTCTCCAAGGCACCTTCCGCGAAATCTGAAGCACCTCAGACAATCTCTGAAAGTGTAGATTCAACCCCTGCTCCTACCTCTACAGGTATGGAACAGTACATGAGAGCACTTGGTGCATTCAAAAAGTGAATTTAACATTCATTCAAACAACAACTATTAGGTAAAAGCAAATGTTTCAATCCGAACATCTGCAGGAAAAGTGGAGTCCACTTCTCGACTATGAAGGTCTTGATCCCATCAAGGACACTCACAGAAGAGCTGTAACCGCAGTCCTGCTCGAAAACCAAGAAAAATTCCTCCGTGAGGAGCAAGCATTCCAGTCAGGTATCAACCTGATGGAAACCCCAACCAACGCTGCTAACGCTGCTGGTGCAGATGGTGGTTTTGGTGCTGGTTCAGAAGCTGCTGGTCCTACCGCTGGTTTCGACCCTGTTCTGATCTCCTTGATCAGACGTGCAATGCCTAACCTGGTCGCATATGACCTGGCAGGTGTTCAGCCAATGAACGGTCCTACTGGACTGATCTTCGCAATGCGTTCCCGCTACGAGAGCCAGTCTGGTTCCGAAGCACTGTTCAACGAAGCAGATACCGCATTCTCTGGTCAGGACGACGGCTTCAACCTGACCGCAGGCATGTCTGATGCTAATGCTGGTCTGGGTACAACCGCACAGTCTGGTACCAACCCTTCAGTACTCAACCCTGTTGGTACTGCATCATCCACTGGCTACAACGTAGGCCAGGGTATGGTAACTGGTGACGCTGAGAACCTGGGTTCAGGTACTGGCGATCACTTCAACCAGATGGCATTCTCGATCGAGAAAGTCACTGTAACCGCTAAGTCAAGAGCACTCAAGGCTGAGTACTCCTTGGAACTGGCACAAGACCTCAAGGCAATCCATGGTCTGAATGCTGAGGCTGAGTTGGCAAACATTCTCTCAACCGAGATTCTTGCTGAAATCAACCGCGAAGTCATCAGAACCATCTATAAGACTGCTGAGCAAGGTGCCGTTTCTAACACTGCAACTGCTGGTGTATTTGACCTCGACGTTGACTCCAACGGTCGTTGGTCTGTTGAGAAGTTCAAGGGTCTTCTGTTCCAGATCGAGAGAGACGCTAACGCGATTGCTCAAAGAACTCGTCGTGGCAAGGGCAACATGATTCTGTGTTCCGCAGACGTTGCTTCCGCACTGACCATGGCTGGTATCCTCGACTACACCCCAGCACTCAACGCTAACCTGAACGTTGACGACACTGGCAACACCTTCGCTGGTACCATCAACGGTAAGTTCCGCGTCTACATCGACCCATATTCTGCTAACCTGTCTGCTGCTAACGCTGCAACCAACGGTGGTAACCAGTACTATGTCGTCGGTTATAAGGGTTCTTCACCTTATGACGCTGGTCTGTTCTATTGCCCTTATGTTCCTCTCCAGATGGTTCGTGCCGTCGGTGAGAACACCTTCCAGCCAAAAATCGGCTTCAAGACCCGTTACGGTCTTGTTGCTAACCCATTCGCTGAAGGTATTGACC